CTCAAATGCCTAAATACTACAACGCTCCTGTTGGAGCGAAGATGCCTTTATTTCCCACTGTTTCTACAATACAGAACAGTGTTATTTTAGTAGAAGGAATATTCGATGTTCTAAATCTACACGATAAGGGCTTGACCAATGCAGTATGCTGCTTTGGCGTAAAAAACTTTACAGACGAAAAGTTAGAAATGTTATCCGTTCAGGGAGTTACAAACATAGATATCTTCCTTGACAATGATGAAGCCGGTCAGAGCGGGGCCGCAAGAGTTAAAGAACAGTGCGAGAAATTTGGTCTCAATACCCGTAACATTGCATTTGGAGACAAGTACATAGATGCCGGGGCACTGAATCAATCTCAGGTAGATAGCCTAAGGAGACAATTATATGCCTAGAGTTGCATTAGTAGAAACTAAACCAAGTAGAACTAATTTTAAACAAGAATTTGACAATGCTTTTGAGTTTGATCAGTATCAGTTATGTTCTAATCCTGATCTTAAAAAAGTATTGAAACGAGACTGCGACATCGACATGAGCCCAGATGACTATGACTGGGTTATTCTTGTTGGATCGGACGCGCTCAAGTATTACACAAAAGTTAATTCAGTAACAGAATATTCGGGTAAGAAGATTGAAGGCAAGTTCTTACCTGTTATCAATCCTGCAATGCTTGCCTTTAAGCCAGAAGCTAAAAGAACGTGGGACGACTCTAAGGAGAGTATCAAAAACTATATCGCTGGTGACTTTGAGGATATAACCGTCAATGAAGACGTTGCTTTTGGCATCCAAGATACGGAGAAAGCAAATGAATTTATTCAGGCCGCCATCCGAGAAGAATGTGAATACATTGCACTCGATTCTGAAACAACTGGGTTATATCCCCGTGATGGCTATATGCTTGGCATTAGTTTGTCTTATAATAATAAGTTCGGTGCTTATATTGATACCGATTGTTTTAATGATGAGACTGAAAGACTTCTGCAAGAGCTTTTTGATAAGAAAATTGTAGTATTCCATAACGCTAAGTTCGATATGGCGTTTTTCGAGTATCACTTTCACTTCAAGTTTCCTCGTTTTGAGGACACCATGCTGCTCCATTACCTCATAGACGAGAATCCCGGAGGGCACGGCCTAAAGACACTATCACTAAAGTACACTCCCTACGGGGACTATGAAAAGCCTATGTACGACTGGATTGACCAGTATCGAAAAGAGCATGGCATTCTGAAAGGAGACTTTCAGTGGGGAGCTATTCCCTTTGATATTATGAAAACTTATGCAGCAATGGATGCTTTATGTACTTTCTTGCTATATGAGAAGTTTAAGAAAATTAAACAAAACAAAAAACTCAATTCTGTATATGAGAATATTCTTATTCCAGGTACTCGATTTCTGACAGATATACAGGATAATGGAGTACCCTTTGATAAGAAGCGCTTGTATGTTGCACAAGACGCAATGCAAACTGACATTGATACAGCAATCGCCAAGCTCTACGAAAATCCAAAAGTACGGAGGTTTGAGGAAATAAATGCAAAACCTTTTAATCCTAATTCTACTTTGCAGTTGCGTAAGTTACTATTTGACCAACTTGGCCTTAAACCGACTGGAAAGAAAACTGGGACGGGCGCAGATTCTACGGATGCGGAAGTCCTCAAGGAACTCGCAATTCAAAGCGATGTACCTAAACTCATCTTGGATATCCGACAAAAGTCCAAAATCAAAAATACTTACCTTGACAAAATCATACCTCAGCTGGATAGAGACTCTCGTCTTCGCACAGGCTTTAATCTGCACAGTACTACTTCTGGTCGCCTTAGTTCTAGTGGTAAACTTAATATGCAGCAGCTTCCTCGGGATAACCCTACTGTAAAGGGGTGTATCAAGGCAGCTCCCGGCCACAAGATTGTTGCTATGGACTTGACGACTGCCGAAGTATACGTTGCGGCGGTTCTTGCAAATGATGTAGCCTTGATGGATGTATTCCGATCCGGGGGTAACTTTCACAGCACAATTGCTCACAAGGTGTTCCGACTTCCTTGCGAAGTAGAAGAAGTAGCAGAGTTATACTCAGATCGTAGACAGGCTGCAAAAGCCGTTACCTTTGGTATTATGTACGGAGCTGGCCCTGCAAAGATCAGTGAACAGGTAACAAAAGACAGTGGTAAGTATTTTTCAAAGAACGAGGCCACAGAAGTAATTAATGAATATTTTGGCACATTCCATAGTCTAAAAGCGTGGATTGAAGATAGACAAAAGTTTATCGAACAGAATGGATATGTGTACAGCTACTTTGGCCGAAAGAGGAGGCTACCTAATGTTGAAAGTACCGATAAAGGCATCAAGTCTCATAGCATTCGCTCTGGTCTTAATTTTTTGGTCCAGTCCGCTGCTTCTGATATTAACCTTTTGGGGGCCATAGATATGCAAGACTTCATACAGCAAAACAGTATGAAGTCAAGAATCTTTGCTCTCGTTCATGATTCTATTCTTGCGGAAGTTCCGGAAGAGGAAATAGAAGTGTACTCTGATAATCTTCAGAGGCTAATACAAAGGGATCGTGGTATTTACATTCCTGGGGCTCCTATAGGATGTGATTTTGAAATAGGGGAAGACTACTCAATGGGTAAGTTTAAAAAACTATATGGTGATACAGTACAGTAGTGCTAACAGAATACGATTTCCAGTATACGAGTTAGATTCTGGAAACTGGGAAAGACAAGACGGTATTTTATTTTTAGAAGACAAAATACTTGACGATAAAAACATGCAAGGCGATACTCTAGGTGTTCGCCGTATGCAGACCCCTCATAAGAATTTATCTCCTTTAAATAAGCAGGTAGATACTCTGCGAGGGGTTCTCAAAAGCGACAAAAAACATTTTATAGATAGTAATGGGTTTCCATTTATCTATGAAAAAACTAAATTTTCCAAGCTAAAGTACTATAGAATAAAGAGAGTCATTCAAAAAGATGTCTGCTCTTTGTTGTGCTTAGATGGAGTAAAACAAAAATTTGTGGTGCCTAGGCCTCCGCCAGAAGGAGTTCATTATGCAGGACTACTTCATGTAGGAGAGCTGCCTTGGATGTTATATAACTATTCAGAGAATAGACCACTAGATACGAGAAGAAAAGTATGAATCCAATCGCACAAAAAATCCTTGATGATATGCCTTCAGAAAGTTTATGGGCTGATAGTAAGTGGTTTAAGCTGTCAGACTTTAGCAACCAAATGAAAGGACGTTTTGGGGAACGGTGGATAGCAGAAGATCTACAAAAGCTCGGCAGAAAAGCCGAAGTAAGAGTAGACGAAACAAGCTACGATGTGCTAGTAGATGATAGCATAGAAGTAGAAGTTAAGCTCGCAATGGCCCGAAGAGATGGAGAAAAGTTAATACTTGACTTTATACAATGGCAGCATTTAGATATTCAAAGATCTGATGTTTATGCTTTTATAGGGATTAATCCAGAGCATAACTTTAGAGTTAGAAAGGGGTGGAGAGAAGAAGTAGAGGAGTCATTTATACTCTACTTTACGTCAGAGCAACTACAGGAACTCTACGAACAGCAACCGGATAACGAAAAGCTGTTAGAAGCTATAAAAGGAAATAAAAAAGATCTTCAAACAACTAAACCGTTTTTAAAGCGTATTAATTATGGTGCTGACTACAGGGAGTTTCCTCTTTAACTAGGAACCTTACCATGAAGAAGTTATTACCAGTACTCCTGCTATCAGGATGTACAGTTATTGATAGGGAACAACAAGACTGTGTCGAGTTCATGACCTATCTTACAACTAAAGAAGAATGTGTAGGAGGGCGCGGAGTAGCTCCACAAGTTTGTATCATAAAACCTGTTGAAAAGTTATTCTGCACAAGATATGAAAGCAGTACTATCTAATCGTATTTTTATGGAGTGTAGTCCCGAGTATCGAAAGATTCTCTCGGACGAACTTACATACAAAATACCTTCGCAAAACCCGAACGACCCTCCACAGATCATTAAGAATCTGCAGCGGGTGCGCGAAAATTTGGTATCTATACCAATCGGACGAACAGACTTGATACCAGACTCATACGAAATTGTCGAAAAGCGTCTAAAAGTTCCTGTTGACTTCCCGAAGTTTCAATTTGAGCTGCGGCAAAGCCAACAGGATGT